TGCTGAGTGCCTCTACATCGATAACGGCGCTTACCACGCGAATCTACCCGGAGCACCGGCCAGCCGCAGACGCCCTCCCTGCGGTAGTCTTCTCCCGCGTGTCCGGTCTCCGGGTTAACTCGCTTGCCGGGTATAGTAATCTTGAAAACGCGCAAGTGCAAGTTGAATGCTACGCGGCAAGCGTTGACGGCAGGCGGGCGCTTGCTGACGTTGTGACTACGGCAATCACAAAGGCGACCACGTTTAACGCTGTGTTAATGGAAGCGCCTTTTGATGACTACGACGACGAGTCGCAGTTGTATATACGGACGATGGACTTCTCGATTTGGAATCGTGACACATAGGAGGATTCTGCTATGGCTTTCGAGGCGCAGGGTACAGAGTTTTATTGGAGCACAAGCACGGCGGCAAGCACTGGGGCGGGGGCATTGATCGGTGAGGTGATCGACTTCTCCGGTCCCGGTGGTCAAGCGAGCGTGATTGACGTTACTAATCTATTGTCAACCGCTAAAGAAAAACTTATCGGTTTGCGCGACGAGGGCCAATTGTCGATGAGCTTGAATTTGTCCATGACGGATGGTGGACAGATTCTATTGCGGTCAGACCGCGCGACCAGGACCAAGAAGCCGGTAGTGATAAAGTTCAACGACAGCACCGTTGACCTTGCCAAGACTAAGGCGGTGTTTTCGGGTTACTGTTTAGGCTTTTCCGTTTCCGGCGCGGTGGATGATGCCGTAAAAGCAAATTGTGTAATTGAAATAACGGGAGCGGTTACTTACACAAATTCAACCGTTATCCCGCAGGTGTAGGAGGATTGAGCTATGGCATTTGAAGCGCAAGGAACCGAGTTTTTTTGGTCTACCTCTACGGCGGCGAGTACTTCTACCGCTGTTCTTATTGGAGAGGTAATCGACTTTAGTGGACCTGGCGGGCAGGCGAGTGTGATCGATGTAACCAACCTACTCAGCACGGCCAAGGAGAAACTAATCGGGCTTAGGGACGAGGGACAGTTGTCTATGAGCCTTAACTTGTCGATGGCTGATGCTGGACAGATTGCGTTGCGTGCGGATCGTGCTACCCGTACCAAGCGCAAGGCTGTTATCAAGTTTAACGACAACACAACCGACGCGGCTAAGACTAAGGCTATTTTTGATGGTTACGTGTTGGGGTTCAGCGTTAGCGGTGCCGTAGATGATGCAGTCAAGGCTAACTGTGTGATCGAGATTACGGGAGCGGTCACATATTCAAGTGCGATCTAATGGCTAAGGGGGGCTTTTATTATGGCGTTGAAACGGGAGCAAATTCTAAAGGCTAAAGACCTGAAGACCGCAGAAGTTGAGGTGCCGGAATGGGGCGGCAGCGTGCGCGTGCGTACCATGACCGGCGAGGCGCGGCAGGCGTTCCAAGAGTCAATTAACACACCTAAAGGCAAGTTACCTAAAAACATGATTGAGGCTCTTGTGATCGCAACGGCGGTTGACGATGATGGAGAGCCATTGTTTGAGGCCGACGATATTGCAGAGTTAAAGAAGAAGTCAAGCCTTGCTTTGCAGAGGGTGTTTGAAGCAGCGGCAGAGTTGAATGGGTTGACGGATAAGAGCGTAGATAAAATATCGGGGGAATGAAGGCCCATCCCGAACGGTTATTTTTGATGAGGTTGGCGCGGGAATTGGGCATGAGTAAACGCCGACTGTTGCAGGAGATGGACAGCAGAGAGATTTCAGAGTGGATAGCCTACTTTGCGCTTGAGGCTAAGTTGGAGAAGAAAGAACAGAGCGCAGACGCGTTAAAAGCCAAGTTCCAGGCACTTGCTCCGGTGAAAAAAGATGGCGGCAATAAACGTAAAGGTTGAATGGAACAGCAAGGCGGTCATTAACCTTATCAGGGAAATGGCAACGCAGGAGGAGGCCGCTTCTACTCATCGCATATTTGCCTATGCGCGTTCCGCTGTGCCTATCGGCAAGTACGGTCAATATCGCTACCCATCCGCGCGCGTGCCGTACATGAGGCGCAAGAAAGGGGAATTGTCCTATAGACGCGGCAAGACTAAAAAAGATTGGCAGGAGAGGCGTGCAGGGAGGTTGTTTAGGAGCATAAAAAAGCTTGAGTCTAAATACGGCAAAGATGGCGGCAAGCTTGTATTTGCTGGCGATATGCGGCTGACTTATTACGCGCATTTTGTAGAGTTTGGCACCGTCTATTTCAAGCAGAAAAGAAGCGGCTATAAGTTCTTGCGAAATGCTATCAACCGTGAGCGTAGGGTGTTTTCCGGTAAGATACAGAGCGCGCTTGCAAGCGATATGAGGTAGCGTAGTGGCTAAAAAGGTTGGCTCAGTATATGCCGAGATTAGGGCGAAGTTAGACAAGCTCGAAAAGGACATGGCTAAGGCGCAGGGGATAGCTGTTGCAGGCACTAAGAAGATGCAACGCACCTACGACTCGCTTAACTTTAATAAGTCTATACAGGGCATGAAGTCGATGATAGGCCAAGCGGCTGTTATGTATGCCGCGCTTAGTGCCGGTCAAAAGATGCTTGAGTCTGCCATTGAGGGAACTGCGATACTCAAACAGGAAAAAGCGTTCACAAACCTTGCCGCTTCAGCCGGTGCAAGTTCAGATGCCGTAATAAAATCGCTCAAAGCAGTATCGCGCGGAATGGTTTCAGAGGCCGATCTAATCAAGTCAGCCGGTACAGCCATGATGCTTGGCATACCTGTAGATAAACTGGCCGACATGATGCGGATAGCCGAGGCGACAAGCAGGCAGACCGGACAGACGGTTACTGAGGCGTTTAACGACATTAGCAAAGGCGTAGGGCGTCAGTCAAGGATGATACTTGATAACCTTGGCATCATCGTTGACGTTGACAAAGCTAACAAGAGTTATGCCACTTCGCTTGGTAAAACTTCAGATGCGTTGACAGATGCAGAGAAAAAACAAGCGTTTATGAACGCGGTTTTGAGCGCAGGAAATGATCTCGTAAACAGGATCGGCAGTTCTGGCGGTGCGCTTGAAGGCGCTAATAGACTCGTTGCGGCTCATCGTGATTTGTGGGCTGAAATAAACAAAACAATAGCGACATTTTTAGACGGCGAGCTTGGCAGTTACGTCACGGTTCTTGAGAAGATTTCCGGCATTTTAAAGAATATGCGTGAGGGCAAGGACGCCTCCGGCAAGTCTTCAGCATGGCAAGAGATAGAAATGTTGCGGTCCCTTGAGGCTAAGGGATTGGCTCAACCAGGGGGCGCTGCTGCTAAGGAGGCTGCATACAACAAGAAGTATCTTGTGCCTCAATTCGGAATGAAGGAATCCGAAGAATTGAAGCGGCGAGGCTCTTTTCAGTCCGATGTTTGGGGCGGAATGGCCTCATGGCGCGAGCGTGAAGGCAACTATGCTGCGAATACCAAGGAACAGAACGAGGCCATAATCAAGGCCCGCGAGGAGATGTTAAAGCGGATAGAGGAAGCGGCTAAGAAAGCGCGTGCCGAGGCCGAGAAACTAAATGCCGAAATAGTTAAGCTATCAGACGAATTTGCAGAGTCTAAAGTATTCAGCGGCGAAGGTTCAAATTACGAGCGCATGGAGGCTATGTTGCGCGGCGGCGGGCAGATAGCGCAGATGGAGGCCGATCGTCTTAAAACGCTTGAAGATGACTTTATACGTTCCGCTGAAGAAGAAAACAAGATGCTCATGGAGCGCGTGCGTGCATATGAGCAGGCCAACCAACAGATTATAGAAGATGAGAAGCGCAAACAGGAGATACTAAAAGATACTGCAAACATCATGGCGCAGAATTTTAGCGATGCTTTCGCGGATATGATTACAGGCACGCAGACGGTAGAAAAAGCATTCACTGCGATGGTGAATAGTATCATATCGTCAATGATTCGTATGTCAACGCAGAAAGGCTTCGAGCAGATATTCGGTATGCTAATGACTGGATTGCCGGGGTTGTTTGGTGGCGGTGCTGCTAATTTGCCGATCAATAAGCCTGGTTATTTTTCGAGCGTTCAACCATTTCATTCTGGTGGCATAGCAGGCACAAGCGGCGGTCCCTCGCGGTCAATTCCTGCGGCTGCGTTTAGTTTTGCGCCAAGACTGCACAATGGGCTGATGCCCGACGAGTTCCCGGCTGTGCTGCAAAAGGGCGAGCGTGTGATACCGAGGGGCGGCGGTGCAGGGAATAATATCACCATAAACATTGCGGCACCTAACGGCAGGGTGGACCGGGAGAGCATTAGCGCGATGCGTGCCGGGTTGTTTGCGGAGCT